ACTAAGAAACAACCTATGTTTTTTGGTGCTCCTTTAGGAGTCCAAAGGTATGATAATTTTAAATATCCTCAGTTTGAAAATTTAACTAAGCAACAGTTGGGATATTTTTGGAGACCAGAAGAAGTATCTTTACAGAAAGATCGTGGAGACTACCAAAAACTCCGTCCAGAACAAAGACATATCTATACCAGCAACCTTAAGTACCAGATCATGCTGGACTCCGTACAAGGTCGTGCTCCTGGTATGGCTTTCCTTCCATACTGTTCATTACCTGAACTTGAATCATGTATGGAAGTTTGGTCATTTATGGAAATGATTCATAGTAGATCATATACTTATATTATTAAGAATGTTTATTCAGATCCCTCTGAGGTATTTGATAAAATTCTTGATGATCCTCGTATTTTAGAACGTGCTGCTAGTGTTACTGAGTCTTATGATGACTTTATTAATGAAGCACATGCATGGGGGCAGAGTAGTCTTTGGAAAGATATGGATCGCTCATTGAATACATCTCTACCTGTTTTAGAGATGAAGGAAATTAAACGTAAACTTTATCGTGCAGTTGCCAATGTTAACATTCTTGAAGGTATTCGCTTTTATGTCTCTTTCGCTTGCTCCTTTGCATTTGGTGAGCTCAAGTTTATGGAAGGGTCAGCAAAAATTATCTCCCTTATCGCCAGAGATGAGAACCAACATCTTGCCCTCACGCAAAATATTATAAACAATTGGAGAAAGGGTGATGATCCTGAGATGGTTCAAATAGTAAAGGAAGAAGAAGAATGGACATATAAAATGTTTGACAAGTGTGTGAATGAAGAAAAGAAATGGGCAGAGTATTTGTTTAAAGATGGAAGTATGATAGGATTGAATGATAAACTTCTTTATCAATATGTTGAGTGGATTGCTAATCGTAGAATTAGATCTATAGGACTCAAACCACAGTATGACATACCTGCAAAGAATAATCCATTACCTTGGACAGAGCATTGGATTTCCTCTAAGGGTTTACAAGTAGCACCACAAGAAACAGAAGTTGAGTCTTATGTTGTTGGTGGAATTAAACAAGACGTTAAAAAGGACACATTCTCAGGATTTAAATTGTAATGAAAAATAATCTTTATAATGGTATTAAGGAACGTCTTTATTATACATTAGGTAAAAGACCTGAGATTGCTACTAAGCATGATTTCTATATGGCATTATGTTATGCTGTAAGAGATCAAATGATGACCTATTGGTTAGATAGTAAACCTCCTTCTAATAAAGAGGTTGCATATCTATCTGCAGAGTTTTTAATTGGTCCTCAACTGAATAATAATCTTATTAGTTTGGGTATAAGGGATGAAGCAAAAGAAGCACTACATGAATATGATAGAACATTAGAAGAAATTTTAGATACTGCTGAAGAACCTGGACTTGGTAATGGTGGTTTAGGTAGATTAGCAGCATGTTATATGGAGTCTTTGGCAAGTCTTAAAGTACCTGCTACTGGTTATGGTATAAGATATAAGTATGGTATATTTAAGCAGCAAATAAGGGACAATCAGCAGATAGAAGTTACTGATAACTGGTTACATGGAGAATGGCCATGGGAATTATGTCAACCAGATGAGTCTGTATTGGTAGGATTTGGTGGTAAAGTAGAGAATTACGT